TACAAGAACATCATCCCGCCTCCAGACAAACGCACGGAACGGATCTGGCCGATACTAGGCCATTCAGCGCTTTTGTCGACGCCCACAATGGGAATGAACTCCGCTTGGCATGCATTGGCCATTCGAAACATGCGAGACACACCGGTTACCAACGCACCTTGGGTATGGGATTCCATAACCAAACAATTTTGTGTGTTCGCGCGTGAGGAGTTAAGAGGAGTCGAATTTGTACCTCATAACTTACGTGATTGGGCTGATTCTTACAGTCAAGCTTGGAAGCGTAAAGCGGTACACTTGTATCTCGACGAAATGGAAGAGGGTATTGAAGAAGTTCCAAATGCCGATCTCTTAGAGAGTAGCCCCACGTTGTTGAAAAGGGTTCTCAAAGATTTAGAAAGATCGCCAAACAATACTTTCCCGAAGGTGGATGAATGTTTAGGATTAAAAGCATCGGCAGATGGTCTCGTAGGTCTCAAACCACGAGCTATCCAGGCGGTGAAATTGAGAACACAAGTTTTGATTCAACCCACAGTTTTGACTTGCTCTGACAACTTTAAAATAGTGTTGAGGGAAAGATTTGACATCAAACTACATGGAATAACTAAGACCTTTAAATTTCGGTACGCCAGTGGTATGGTTGCCGGAGACTTAAGTGCTTGGTATCTGTCCGCATGTTCCGACGCGGCCGACGGATGCATTTCTAGTATAATAATGGGTGATGATTCGCTCACGGTCATGAAAACTGATAAGGGTATTGAATTTGTAGAGATCGATTATTCTCACTTTGATCAATCTCAAAAGGCCACTCAAAACAAGTGTGAGTTGGAGGTGCTTCGCGCTCTCGGTTGCAATAGGAGCGTAGCGGATATCTTGAAATGCATAACGCGTTCTCCGGCTAGATGTCGGAAACGTTCTGACAAGGTTCCCTACAGCTTGGTGTTTAAACCTAGCGGCCCGAATAGAGTTACCGGAGCGCCGAACACGTCGTTGTCGAATAGCACTAATAATATGTTAGGCATAATTATCGCCTCTTTTTATGACTTCTCCAAAACAGGATGGGATGTTGTTGGATTCTCAGCAAAACAACATCGCACCATGTCGATTGAAGATACCACGTTTCTACGAGGTACATGGTTCCGACACCATGATGGAAGTTATAGATGGGGTCCATTGCCATCATCAATTATCAAAAGTACGAAAATACAAGTTCGTTTGAACACGCAGTACAAAGTTGATACGATGGCGAGAGCTTTAGTCCTAGGATGGGGCAAAGAGTTTCCAGATAATATGCCCATTCTAAGCGCATATCGGAATAGAGTTTTGGCACTTTGTTCTGGCGGCGACGCGATCATAAAGAGTAGGTACCGTCCGTTCTCTGAGATACGAAATGACTTAGATAGAGAATCTGTCATCGAATGGATGGTTACTCGTTATGGTACCACGGAGGGCGAAATTGTTGAGCTCGAAGATTTGATTTCGTCCATCCCCTCCTTTCCTTATTATATTGGTCATGAGTTATTCCTTAAACTCATGGCTGATTATTTGTAGTCATAGTAGTAATGCCGGCCTTACGCTACAAGACCGGCGGTGAATAATTTATACAGTGCTATCACTTTATTCAACAAAACTATAACTCAAATAAATCATGTCTTCAAATCCAAGAAATGGCCGCGGTCGAGATCCAACGAAGGATCGAGCTCGTGGTGGACCTGGAGGCTTATCCAACATTATACGTTCCGATTTACATGAAGCAGGACTTGACACTTTCAAATTCTTTGAGAGTATGATTAACCCGGAAGATGTTCCGCCTTTGCGGATCCCGGATGATCATTCCGCCATGTCAGCAGTAATCAAAACTCCCTTTGTAGTAGACCTTCCTTTTTCAGGTGTTTGGAATGCGAATTCAAATTCGACTTTCACAGATTCTGTTCTTGCTGATCCTCCCACGGACGGCTATTCAGAAGTGATCCTTGCACCAGGAACTACGGACTGTTACTTTTACTCAGCAGGAGCTATAGCAATACCGTGGACTCAACCTCAGGCTGGTACTCCAGAAGCACGTAACTTTCTTTTGGCCCCTATTCTAGCCACTCACCTTGAAAGAGATACAGTGGTTGGAGGTCTCAAGCAGGTTGTGCATGGTTTGCAAACGTACAACACTCCCGGAGCAACAGATAACTGTTGTCTCCCTAGGTTAAATTCTCTTGGTCATGGGATATTCGAAATGACTTTGAATCCCACAAATACCACAGTAGATTCAACGATCGACATAGTTCTTGGTTTCGAGAACGTCGGCTTGAGTTCAACGAGCAGAACAGATGCGTTCCTTAATGTTCATTGGGTTCTCGATGACACCGTTCCTTTTGTACAACAACAAGTTGTTGATTCAGAATTTTTGGTGTTTTCGTTCCCTCTACTAGTCGTGAATGACACAATAGATTACTTCTTCGTCGAAATTGCGGATAATGATGAGGCTTCGGATTGGCGCTTTACGGTAGGTTTGTCAGCTACCAATACGTACGGTGTCAGTTTTCAAGCCAAGTCAGCATGTAATTTTGTAGTCACTCACGCACCAGAATTAGACGACCTGTCACAAACTCGATCGGAGCGTACCACTGCTTTGACGGGTTTGATAACTTACATGGGTTCCACACTGCAGGATGGTGGCCAAGTCGCCGGTGCTCGGTTAGGAATGGGTTTATCCCCGTTGCGTGCACCGAACGGCGACGTCTATACTTACCTAGCTTCTCTGCCGTTTTATAACGATGATTATCCCTTAAGAGAAGGTATTTATGGATGGTGGTTACCGGACTCGGTACAAGAATATTTCTATGTTCCGTATCGATCTCCCAGATCCGAAGATTTAGCAGAAACTTCTTTAGTGCAGTTCGCAATACTTCGTGATAATCCGAACCAAGCAGTGAGGTTGAAGGTAATACAGAATTTTGAGATTCTAACACGCTCGAGATTGTATTCGTCCCGCACCGGACCTAACAATCCCGCGTATTCAACCACTATTGGAGCAGCTAAGGTAGTACCTGCCATAACTGTCAATAAGCGCCATGTAGGAATATTGGGTCGCGCCTTAGGAGCTGTAAAAGGATGGGTTTCCAAGCCCAAGAACTGGCTGAATCTATTGAAACAAGGCTCAAGCATAATAGATAGATTCATACCCGGTGCAGCGCAACACATAGCGATGCTTGGAAATTGAAAACTGATTAGTTAACGAAAAGGGAAACTTCTTTCTAAATGTTTTAATACTTAAATATGTATAAATTGTAGATATACTTTTGGTGTATAGTTACATATTAGAATGTTTTAGTGTTAGTATGTTCATCCCACACAAGAAATCAGTTATGGTAGCTATACCGTTCGGGTTAACCGTAAAATAGTTAGAGATGCAGGTAAATTTGTGGGGAAACCTCGATTACCTGTAGGCTTGCGTTGAGAGGGGGTACAATAACTGATTTCTTGTGTGGGATGAACATACTAACA